CGACTTCATCCAGGCTGTGCTGATCCCCGGTGCGCGCCAGTTGGCCGAGACGCGCACCGGGGCGGCGATCCGCCCGGCGCGCTATCGGCAGCGCCTGCGGGCCCTCCCGCAGGACGGTGGCGCCATCGTCCTGGCTAACGCGCTGGTGACGGCCGTCGAGTCGGTCACGTATGTCGCGGCTACCGGCAACCCGGTGCTGCTCTCGTCCGTCACCTACGAAGTGGTGCAGGTCGATCGCGAGACGCTCGTGGCCCCGCTCGCGCCGCCCTGGCCGGAGACGGGGGTGAGTTGGCGCGCCGTGGAGATCATCTATACGGCGGGCTTGTCTGCGGCCGACTTCGCCAGCCGCTTTCCGAGCGTCAAGGCCTGGATGCTCATGGCCGCCGCCTGGGGCTACGCCCAGCGCGAACTCTTTGTCATGACGCACGGCGCCGCGGGCTTCCAGGAACTCCCCGCCGATTACCTGGCGGGGCTGCTCGATCCGCTCACGCTGCGCGCGCGCTTCTGAGCCATGAGTCTGTTCACCACGGCGATCGCCGCCGGCGAGTTGCGCCATCAGGTCGTCCTGCAGGACCGCAGTCCCGCGCAGGACAGCTTCGGCGGCCAGTTGCAGGTCTGGACCGACCACATCACCGCGCGCGCGGCCGTGAAGCCGCTCACCGGGCGCGAACTGGAAGTGGCGCAGGCGATCGCATCGGAAACCAGCCATCAGGTGACGCTGCGCTATCGCGCCGGCATCACCGCAGCGCAGCGCCTGCTCTATGCCGGGCGCATCTTCAACATCCACGCCGTGATCGACGTCGAGGAGCGCCACATCAAGCTGGTGCTGCTGGTTTCGGAGGGCCTCAATGACGGTTGAACTCGAACACGTCTCGGGCCTGCGGGAACTCTCCGCCGCGCTGCAGGAGTTGCCGCGGCGCATCGCGCGCAACGTCCTGCGCGGGGCCGTGGCGGCGGCCGCCGCGGTGATCCGCGACGAGGCGAGATTGCGTGCGCCGGTCTCGACCGGCCCGGTAGCCACGGGCGCGCCCCTGCCCGGGACGCTCAAGCGCGCGATCTACCAGAAATGGATCCGCGAGCGCTCGAACGACACGCAGCAGACGTTCTTCGTCGGCGTGCGGCAGGGGAAGCGCTACCGTCATCTGGGCAAGCACGGCGACCGCTCGCAGGACGCGTACTACTGGCGCTTCATCGAGTTCGGCACGGTGAAAATGGCCGCGCATCCGTTCCTGCGTCCGGCCTTTGAGACGAAAAGGCATGAGGCCGTGACAGCGCTGACCACGTACCTCGAGGCGCGCATCCCCGACGAGGCAGCGCGCCTGCCGGGAGCCCGCCCGTGATCCAGGAACGGCTGCAGGCGGTGCTCGCGTCGCTCGCGACGGGCGGCGCGTATCCGAACATCGCTGAGCAGGGCGTGGCACCACCCTACCTCGTCTATCAGCGCGTCGTCAGCCTCACCAACAACGACCTGCAGGGACCGAGCGATCTGCAGAACACGCGCGTGCAGATCGACGCGTATGCGCGCACTTACGCCCACGCGCAGGCACTCGCGCAGGCGGTGCGCGCGGCGATGCGGGCCGCGCCGTTCACCAACGTGCAGATCAGCGAGCAGGACTTCTTCGAGATGGACGTGCGCCTGCATCGCGTGAGTCTCGATTTTTCGATCTGGTCGACCTGAGCGACTCGGGTCCGCCACGCACTGCCGCCTACGGGCGGCTTTTTTTTCCTGCGCCTGCGGGCGCTTTCCGGGAGAGCTATCCATGAGCAGTACCGCCATCTCGGCCCAGGGCTCCGTGCTCTCGGTCGGCACGGGCAGCGGCAGCGCCAAGACCATCAGCGGCATTGCGCTGGGCAACCCGACCATCGTGACCGCTACGGGTCACGGCTTCAACAACGGCGATGTCGTCACCATCGCGGGCGTCGGCGGCACCAGTGGTGTCAATGGCACCTGGGTCGTGAAGAACCGCACCGCCAACACCTTCGCGATCGACGTCGACACCACCGGCGGCACGGCCTACACGACGGGTGGCACCGCCACGCCGGTGACCTGGACGCCGATCGGCAACGTGCGCACCTTCACGGGCTTCGACGGCGCCGCCAACATCATAGACGTCACGAACCTCACCTCGAGCGCCGAGGAGATCCGTCCCGGCATCCCACGCTTCGGCCAACTCTCGTTCGAGATCGACTGGGACCACACCGATTCCGGCCAGCTGGCGCTGCTCGCGAAGCAACTGAGCCAGCAGCAGACCCCGTTCAAGCTCGTCCTGCCCGACGGCCACATCGCGACCTGGAACGCCTACGTCATGAAGGTGCCGAGCCAGGGCGGTGTCGACCAGGTCGTGCGCGGCACGATCGACGTGCGCATCACCGGGCCGGTGACCTGGAGTTAACCAAGGAGAACCCATGAAGATTCTGACCAAGACCGACATCCTGTCCGCCGACGATCTCGCAACGGAAACCGTCGACGTGCCCGAGTGGAGCGGCGCCGTCATCGTGCGGACCATGACGGGTACCGAGCGCGACGCCTTCGAGGCCGCCATGGTGAAGGTCGTCGACGGCAAGCGCGTGCCCGACCTCGACAACCTGCGCGCGAAACTCCTGGCCGCGACCCTCGTCGACGAGGCGGGCAACCCGCTGTTCGCCCCGGACGATCTCGCCGCCCTGGGCGGCAAGCGTGCGGCCGCGCTCGATCGCATCTTCGCGGTGGCCCAGCGCATGAACGGCCTTTCCCCCGATGCCGTGGAGGAAGCCGAAAAAAACTCCGTGCCCGGCCCGAGCGCCGGTTCTACTTCCGCTTGAGCCTGGCTCTGGGCAAGACCGTGCGCGAGCTGCTCGCCAGCATCGACAGCGCAGAGCTCACCGAGTGGCTCGCCTATGACCGCATCGAGCCCTTCGGCGAGGAGCGCGCCGATCTGCGGACGGGGATGGTCTGCAGCACGGTCGCCAACCACTCGTTTGCGCCGCCGCGTGATCCGCGTAAGCCCGCTGACTACATGCTGTTCGCGCAGCGCGCGGACGCGGCGCCGATCGCCCTGGCGGATCCGAAGGCGCAGTCCGATCTCATCCGGGCGGCGGTTTTCCGGGTAGGCGCCTGACATGTCTCTCGGTTCGCTCGTCGTCGAGCTCTCTGCCAACGTCGCGCGCTTCCAGAGCGATCTCGGCCGCGCCGACCAGATCGCGCAGGACGCCGCCAAGCGTATCGACGAGAAGTTCGGCCTCGTCAAGAACACGCTGGCGAGCTTCGGCGTGGGCCTGGCGTCGGCGTTCACCTTCGACGCCATCGAAAAGAAGATCGAAGGCGTCATCGAATCCGCCGCCGGCTTAAAGGAACTCTCGGAGCGCACCGGCGCTACCGTCGAGCATTTGTCGGCGCTCTCGGGCGTGGCCAAGCTCTCCGGGACTGACACGGACGCCCTGGCGGGCGGCCTGCAGAAGCTCTCGAAGTCCATGGTGGACGCCGAGAACGGCGGCGCCAAGACGACGGCGGCCTTTGCCGCGCTGGGTATCGGCACCAAGGATCTGGCGCAGCAGAAACCCGAGGATGTCTTCCTGCGAATCGCGACCCAACTCGCGAAATATCAGGACGGCGCCGGCAAGACGGCGCTGGCGCAGGAACTGCTCGGCAAATCCGGCGCTAATCTGCTGCCGGTGCTGAAGGACCTGGCCGACGTCGGCGCCTATCAGACGAAGGTCACCGCCGAGCAGGCGGAACAGGCCCTGGTCTATGAGCAGAACCTGAAGCGCTTGCATGCCTCCACCGATGCGATCTTCAAGACCATCGGCCTCGAGCTGGTCCCCGTCTTCAACGCCTTCACCAAGGCGCTGCTCGACGCCCAGAACGCCAACGACGGCTTGCGCGGCACCGTCAATGGCCTGGCCAAGGACGGATCGATCCGCGACTGGGCGGAAAAGGCCGCCATCGGGCTTGCCTATTTCATCGACGTCCTCTCCGTCGTGCCCGACGCCGTCAGCATGGTCGGCAAGACCCTCGCCGCCGCGGCGGCCCAATTCGTCGGCCTTGCCCAGGCAGTGAAGGGTGCGGGCCAGATGCTCGCCGGCGACTTCACTCAAGGCCTGGCGACGGCGAAGGCGGGGCTGGCGCAGATCAAGAACGTCGGCGCGGCCTGGTCGCAGGACATGCAGGCGATCTGGAACAAGCCGCTGTTCTCCGACCGCCTGAAGAAGCAGTTGGACGACGCGAGAAACACTGCCGAGAAGGCTGCGCGGCCCCAACTGCCAAACCTGCCCGTCGGCGGCGCCAATGCCGACGTCCTCAAGGCGCATCTGGATGGGCAGTTGAAGGCCCTTGAGCGCCAGGTGCAGGAGGAACAGCAGATCTACCAGGCGCGCGAGCATTTTCTCGCGCGCTTTTATGGCGACGACCTGATCTCGATCGCCGACTATTTCGCTGCGCGCCAGAACGCGGTCGACGAGCACCTCAAGAACACGCTAGCCGCCTACGACCAGGAGGTGGCGGCCCTCAAGGCCTACCAGGCGAAGGTGACGGACGCCAAGGCGAAGATCGAGGCGCAAAACCGCATCCAGGATGTCAGCGACAAGGCTCAGAAAGCCGTCATGGCGGCGCAGAGCCAGTCGCAACTCCTCTACTTCGACCAGGCCAAAGCGGCCAAGGCCTATGCCGACGAGATCGAGCGGCTGAACATCCGGCTGCTGGAACTGCAGGGCCATCTCGCGGAAGCCGGCCGTCGTCAGACCGTGCTGCAGGACCGCCCGCTGCGCCAGCGCGCCACCGTCGAGGGTGACAGCGGGGCGCTCGCCACGCTCGACAAGGTCGAAGCGCTCGCCCGGTCGCAGGCCACCCTGAACGACCTTAATCAGCAGGCGGCACTGATCGAGAAGCAGCTGGCCACGGTCGAGGGGCGCATCAATCTCGAGCGCGAGACCGGTGCGACGACCGAACTGGCGAGCCTCGCCCGCGTCGGCGAAGCGCGCGGGATCGCCGCCGAAAAGCTCGCCGGCATCGCGGACCAGATGGCCGCCGTGGCGCAAGCCTCGGGGGACCCGCGCATGGTCGCCAATGCCGATGCCTTCCGCCTGAAGATTGATGCGCTGGCAGCCTCCGCCGATGTCCTCGGCCGCAAGTTCCAGACGATCTTCGAGGACGGCATGACGACGTTTCTCGACGACCTCATGAATCGCACCAAGTCGTTCAAGGACGCCTTCCTCGACATGGCCAAGAGCATCGAGCAGGCGGTGAGCCGCATCGTCGCGCAGAACCTGGCTCAGAGCCTGTTCTCCGGTAACGGCAATTCGGGCGGCGGCATGCTCGCCGGCGTCGGTAACTTCTTCGCGGGACTCTTCGGCGGCAGCGGCAGCGGCTCGAGTCTGTTCGGCATCAAGCTCGCCGGCGCCATGGCGGGCGGCGGCGATGCCTACGCCAACCAATCGTATCTGGTGGGCGAGCACGGGCCCGAAATCTTCACGCCGAAAACGAGCGGCACGGTGATTCCCAATGACCGCCTTGGCATCTTGAGCGGCACCAGCGGCGGCCCGCCCGGCGTCGCGGCGAGCGGCCCTGCCGGCGGCACCGTGATGCACGTCCAGAACCATTTCCACCTGGCGCAGCCGGCCGAGCGTCGGACGCAAGAGCAGATCGCGGCGCTGGCCGGCGGGGCGATTCGCCGCGCCCTGGCGAGGAATGGCTAAGTGTTCTACGAATCCCCGCGCTTTCCTGAAGCCATTGCCTACGGCTCGTCGGGCGGCCCCGGCTACTCGACCGACGTCATCACCTTGAATTCCGGCTTCGAGCAGAGGAACGCCAACTGGTCGGTCGGCCGGGCCGGCTACGATGTCTCGCACGGCCTGAAGACGCAGGCCGACATGAACGCACTGGTGGCCTTCTTCCGCCTCATGAAGGGCCGCGCGCACGGCTTCCGCTTCAAGGACTGGCTCGACTACACCGACGGCGGGAACGGCGTCTTTGCGCAGATTTCCGCGACCACCTTCCAGATGCAAAAGAAGTATCTGGCAGGCAGCAATTTCGAGTTGCGCGACATTCGCAAACCCGTGGCCGGCACCATCGTCATCACCGGGGGCGTCGGTGCAGCGCTCAACACCACGACCGGCATCGTGACTGTCTCGAGTGGTACGCCGATCAGTTGGACCGGCCAGTTCGACGTGCCGTGCCGCTTCGACACCGACCACATGAAAGTCGACTTCGCGGATTACGCGGCCTACACGTGGGGCGGCATCCCCATCGTGGAAATCCGCGTATGAAAACCGTTTCCGCCGCGCTCAAGGCGCACCTCGCGCAGGAAACGACGACGCTGGCGACGCTCTGGCTCATCACGCGCACCGATGGCACCGTCTTCGGCTTCACCGATGCGGCCAGCGACGTCGTGTTCGGCGGCGTCACGTTCCTGGCGGCGACCGGCTATAGCCCGACCAACATCCAGACCACGGCCGCGCTCAACGTCGACAACCTGGAAGTCGTCTCGGTCCTCGATTCCGCCACCATCACCGAAGCCGACATGATGGCCGGCCTGTGGGACTACGCCGCCGTG